CACAGCAGCCAGAGCAGCCAGAGCACCCAGAGCAGCCAGAAGCGGGCAAAAAATCCAAAAAGTAAGGTGAGCCATGTTAGAGCTGGAATTGGTGAAAGAGCATTGCCGGCTGGAGCTTGATTTCAGTGTGGACGACAAGCTGATTGGCGTATTCATTGGTGCGGCGAAAAAGCATGTTGAGATGTATACCCGCCGCACGCTCTACGCCAGTAAATCAGACCCTGGCTATGAGGACGATGAAGATCGGCTTTTGCTGGATGATGACGTTCGTACAGCCATGCTGCTCTGTATCGGGCATTGGTATGCCAATCGGGAGGCCGCAGTAGTCGGAGCATCAGCATCCAAACTGCCGTTGGCCGTTGAGTCTCTACTTCAACCTTATCGGATTTACGGGCTATGAAATCATTACGTGCCGGGCAGCTTCGTTTTCGCATCGGGCTTTTTCGCCCTGTCACCATTCGCAATGAGCAAACCGGTTCGCCGGTGAAATCCTTCGAGTTTGTGAAAGAGGTCTGGGCGGATGCCGAGCCGATTTCTAACCGTAAAATCCGTACCGGGGATCAAGGCCAGGTGGTGGAAACCATGCTGTTCACGCTCCGCCCGCGTGATGAAATCACCGTTGACTGGCAGGTGGTTTTTCAAAAGCGAATTTTTACCGTGCGAGCCCCTGACCGTTCGCAGGCAGATCGGCTGTTAATTACGGCGGAGGCTGATATTCGTCATGATCGAGTATGAAATCAAAGCGGCGCTGGAGGCATTAACCAGCCTGCCGGCTTACCCGCTATTGTTGCCCGACCCAGAGCAGGAAGGGGTGACATACCAAAAAATCACCGACCCTAAATTTGATACCGGGCTAGCCAGTACCGCGCTGGTACAAGGACGCTTCCAGGTTTCGTTGTACGTGATCGACGATTACGCCCGCCTGCTTGAGTTGGATAAGGCCATCAGCTCCGATTGGGAAGGCATTCAACACGGGCACATTGGCCGCTGGCCGGTTCAGACGGTGACACGCGGCACAATGTTGCAAGGTGCGACCACGCTGACCAACAACAGCATCCAGTACCGACTGGTGCGCGATTACATCATCTGTTACCCGGAGGACGCCGCATGATAGGTATCAATATCACGGGCATGGATGCATTGGCGCGTCAGTTAGAAGCCCTGGGCCGGGACGTCTCAACAAAAATTCTGCGTGATGCTGGTCGCGCCGCCCTGGCGCCGGTGTTGGAGGATATGCAGCAGCACGCTGGATATGACGAAACGGCCTCCGGCCCGCATATGCGTGACAGCATTACGATCCGTTCGACCACCCGGGGTCGTGCGCAGGTCACACTGCGAGTCGGTCCCAGCAAGGCACACCAGATGAAGGCGTTGGCGCAGGAATTCGGCACGGTGAAACAAGTTGCCGACCCGTTCATCCGTCCAGCCCTGGATTACAACAAAACCCAAGTATTACGCATCCTGGCGGCAGAAATCCGCTACGGCATCGAAAACCGGTAGCGACCGCTGCCACAATCATTAAGAGAGAGAAATTATGGCTGATAAAACTTCGCCAGAGTACGCCATGCTGCCGGCGGGTACCATTGTGAAATGGGGCGCAGTCGGCGCTGCTGTCGCTACCATGAAGGCGCTGGTCAACTGTAAAGCGGTGGGTGAAATGGGGCAGACCGGCAGTTTTGTTGACTGCACCACCCTGATCGACACTACAAAGCAGTTTATTTCTGATCTGCCCGAAGGTGCGGAGAAGTCGATCGGGTTTATCGATGACCCGTCCAATGAAGATTTTGCGGCATTCCTTACAGCCGCAGACAACCGAGAAACCGTCCAGTTCTATGTTGAGCTGCCGAACGGGCGTACCTCAACTTCCATTCTTTCGTTGTCTGGCTGGAAAATGAATGAGATCACCGCGCCAGCGAGCGAAGTCATTCAGATCGCGGTGCAAGGCAAGCAGAACAACAACACCTGGGGAGCCGTGGCCCCAAAGGTGTGATCAGCGTGACTACCCAGCCGAAAAACGCTGATTTGGCGGTCGGGGGCAATTTGTCCCTGACTGTTGCGGCTACCTCCAGTAACGGCAAGCCCGTTAAATTCCAATGGCAGAAGAACGGCGCCGACATTAACGGTGCTACTGCTGCTACCTATACCAAAAACTCTGTTGTGGCGGCTGATGCCGGTACGTATCGCGTGGTGTTGTCCGCAGAACGTGCTGACACCCTCAACAGCGCAGCAGCTACCGTAACCGTTAAGTAAGGAAAATCGATGACCGAGAAATACGATCTGAAGGCGCTTAAGGCAGCACTGCTGAAATCTGACGACCATGTGCTTGAAGTGCCGATGTTTGGTGCTAAAACCTTCATCCGCCGCCTGAAGGCATCCGAGCTGCAGGATAATGAAGATGGCATGAAAGACGCCATCGAGGCCGGTGATATGAATAAGGCAGCACGCCTCAATGTTGAGTTGCTGCTGTCCTGTTTTATGACGCCGGACGGTAAGCGGATCCCGCCGAGTGCGTTGCCCAGCGTGGATGAACTGCTGAAGGCGCACGATAACCCAACACTGGTTGAAGCAATCAGTACCGTCAAACGTCATGCCGTCGGCACACTGGAAGACGCGGAAAAAAACTGACTGACTCACCCTGGCTGATGCTGATTTTTCAACTGGCCGATCGTTGGGGTGAGTCTGACCCTCGCAAAATCGCCGCGTTGCCGGCGCAAGTTCTGAATCATTGGCGGGCATACTTCAAGCTGCAGGGCATTACTGCCGATCCTGCGGAGGATGCCCCTGTTCCTCAACCCGCTCAGCCTGTGCAAAGTACCCTTGATGCGCAGTGTGCTGACGTTATGCGAGTGCTTGGAAATGGCTGATGTAGCATCGTTGGCGGTCGGGTTGTACCTGAATGACGCCAATTTTAGAAACAAGCTGGTGGCGGCGTACCGCACTGCCGGTGATCAATCCGGTAAGTTTAACCGTCAAGCCCAGCAGGATGCGAAAAAGACCGACGAGGCCTATCAGCGTGTCGGCCAAACGGTCAGCAGCCTGAAAGGGACGCTGGCGGGTTTGGCTGGCGTTGCTGGCCTGGGGTTCTCGCTGGGAAGCATTATCACTACCACCCGGCAGTATGGCCAGGCACTGTCTGACCTTTCCGCGATCACCGGAGCTACCGGTGCGCAGCTGAAACAATTCGATGAAGCCGCGCAGCAGATGGGGCGCACCACCGAGTACAGTGCCAGCCAGGCGGCGGAAGCGTTAAAGCTGATGGCCAGTGCCAAGCCGGAACTGCTGAAAACGGCGGACGGGCTGACTACTGCGACCAACAGTGCGCTGATTTTGGCACAGGCGGCGGGTACCACGTTGCCGGATGCGACAAAGACGTTGGCCCTTTCGCTTAACCAGTTTGGCGCCAGCGCCAGCCAGGCTGACCGCTACATTAACGTTTTGGCCGCTGGGGCTAAGTATGGCTCGTCTGAAATTGCCGATACGGCAGCCGCGATAAAGAATGGTGGTGTGGCAGCGGCGCAGGCCGGGATCGGCTTTGAGCAGTTGAACGCAGCGATCCAGGTATTGGCAGAGCGTGAAATTAAAGGCGGTGAGGCAGGCACCGGGTTGCGTAACGTTATCCTCAACCTTGAAAAAGGCACGGATAAAACGCTCAAACCTTCCGTTGTGGGGCTAAGCACCGCGCTGGAAAACCTGTCGAAGAAAAACCTCTCCACGGCGCAGGCGGTCAAGCTGTTTGGCCTGGAGAATATTAACGCCGCGTCGATTCTGGTGAGTAACCGCAGCAAGCTGGATGACCTGACAAAGTCCCTGACCGGTACCCAGACAGCGCACGAACAGGCCGCGACGCGCGTCAACAACCTGAACGGCGATCTGATGGGGCTGACCAGTGCTTTTGAAGGGTTGATCATCAAAGTCGGGCAAGCCAGCGGCGGCCCATTGCGTACCGGCGTACAGAGTGTGACCGAGGCTATTAACGGCCTGGCGGATAACTTCAACATGGTGGCCAGCGTGGCGTTGTATACGCTGATCCCGGTGATGTCCACCAAGCTAACCGCCGGTATCCGTGAAAGCATCGGGGCATGGCGCGATCAGCAAGCCGCTGTTAAATCTGCTGCGCTGGATCAGGCCCGTATGGCACAGAAGACGATTGACAGTGCCAACGCCACCTTGCTGCAAAACAACGCCGAATTCGGCCGCGTTCGTGCGATGGAAAAAACGGCCAAGCAATACGGCCTGGAAGAAACCGAGGCGACGCGCGCGGCCACGGTTGGCAAGAATCAACTGGATGCGGCAAATAAACGCCTGTCAGTGTCAGCCCGTGCAGCATCGATGGCTACCGGGCTTGCCCGTGGCGCATTGGGGTTGATTGGTGGGCCTTTCGGGGCAGCGATGCTGGCTGGTTCTGCAATACTGTATTTCCATGAGCAGAACAAACTAGCTCTACAGTCTGCCTTGAACCTGAAAGATGCCGTTCATGAAACAACACAGGCGCTTGTGGCGATGTCGTCAAAGCAGCTGGATGTGAAAGCGCTCGATTTGGATGACCAGTACAAAAACCAGGTTACCCAGGTTAACCAGCTGAAAAAGGAAATCATTGACGCAGACAGTCGGCTGAGTAGCCTCAAAGGATTTGACCCTTTCGGGCAAGCACAGGGTGTTGAAGGTAACCGTAAGCGAGCGGTTGCAGATCTGGAGAATGCCCAGGCTGGACTAGTAGCACTTACTGATTCTATGGGGCGAGTAAAAGCTGCTCAGGACTATGTTAAATCCGGGTTCAGCGAGATGATGCTGAGTGGTATTGCTGACGCTAACGTGGTTAACAATGCTATTGCGAGAGTGGGTGCTGCAGGTTCGTCGGTTGAAAGCCCCTGGGGTGGTGAAGACCCGGCTAAGGCAGATAAAAAAGGTCAGCAGGCGCTGAAGCAATATCAACAGTTGCGGCAGGAAATTGAGGTTGCTCACTCGACCAGCCTTGCCAAAATTGACCTGGAAGAACGGAGCTCACAGGCCAAACTGATCGCCACAGCTAAAGCTGCCGGCGCCAGTCAGGCAGATGTACAACGCGTCATGTCTCTGAATGCCGAGAACTACCAGCGACAACGGTTAGAACTGGCTGAACAGTATGCGCCGGGTCAGGCGACAGTACGTAAGGAGCAGGAAACCAGCAGAGAGCTGAAAGCGCTGTATGACGGACGTTTGCTGACGGAACGTGATTACCTGGTCGCCAGGCATACCCTGCAGCAGGATATGGCCCGCGAGAGGTTAAAGGCAGAGGCAGATGCCATTGCAGCACCACGGCAGAACATCGCCGGCGACGTAGATCCCTCTGTTCAACTGAGCAACCAACTGGCACAGCAGCAGGCTCAATATCAGGCGTACTACCAGCAAGGTTACATCGACAAGCAGCGTTATGAGCAGTTGATGCAGGCGGCAACACAGGAATCAACCGACGCGCAATACCAACAAGCAATGAACCTTTATGCCGGGCAGAGTCACATCAATAAGCTGCAGATTGGGCTGGTGGACACGATGCGTGAACGCTCAACCAACATGTTGACCGGATTACTTACGGGCACTCAAACCTTCAAAGACAGCATGGTCGGCCTGTTCTCATCTCTCACGCAGTCCATCGTTCAAAGCCTGATTGAGATGGCGGCTCAGGCCCTATTAACCAAAACCATTTTGTCTTCTTTTATGAGCTTTGGCGGAGGCGCAGCGGGTGCGGGCAACAATCCTGGGGCTGTTCCGATGTTCGCGAATGCCAAAGGTGGCGTTTACTCTTCACCTTCCCTGAGTGCCTACAGCGGCCAGGTGGTAAGCCAACCCACAACGTTTGCGTTTGCCAAAGGGGCTGGCTTGATGGGCGAAGCGGGACCGGAAGCTATCATGCCGCTCAAGCGTGGCGCAGATGGTTCTCTGGGCGTCCGAGCAATGGGGGCTCCGCAGCAGACAGCAGCAGCCCCGATTGTGTACATCACCATCGAAGGCGGCGGTAATGTCAGCACGCAGGCAGATCCGGGCTGGGAAGAGTTTGGAAAGCAGATGGGCAACATCGCCGCGCAGGAAAGCCAGAAGGTCATC